GTATGTCAATTGTATTCTGTACCTTCTAGGTATATAATAAAGACAGTTAAGAGAGGAACCCACGAAACAGAAAACGGAGGAAAACACCATGAAGTACAACAAGTCTGAGATCATGAAGAACGCCTGGAACATCCGCCGCACCGCTCACGTTGATATGAGCACTGCACTCCGGGCATCCTGGGCACTGGCAAAGGCCATGAACGAAGCAAAGACCACTGGTGAGGACTCCGGCTGGAACTACCGCGTGACCGCCAATGACTGGGCCAAAGGCGGCAAGAATCGCACTTATGTGGCTACCCGCATCTACACCAACAAGTGGAGCCTTAAGCGTGAGATCAAGATCGGCTACGTGGATAACATGAGCGGTGAGTTTGTCGCCGCCTGACAGGAGGAAATGAGATGAAAAGAATCGAAACCTACGGCCTGAACGTAGACCTGGAAAGCCTAGAAAAGGCTGCCAGTGAAACCCGCACCTGGCCCACAAAAAGAATGTGGGACGCCCTGTTTTATGACACAAGAGACGGCAAGGTTTGGTTGTCCCCGGAGTCAGAAGACAGCTGGTCCGAGCTTGCCGACGGAGTTCTGCGGATCATGCCAATCGAGCGCCACATGTCCGCTCAGTCCGTCATGGATGCCATTAAATGGCGCGTAGATATCGAGAGAGCGGAGGGATTTTTAGAATGAAAATCAAAGTATATGAGACAGAGAATAACGAGCGCAGTTACTTAAACGCTGTGCCGTTAGGCGCAGAAGAATCCGACGCCCCAATGTATAGCGCTAAATATCCGGGGCTTAACGGCCTGCTGAGTCCGGAAACAGAGGAAGAAAAGTTATACTGGCTCCTCAACAAAGAGAAAGAAAGCCAAGAAAACGGAAACGAACCAAATGAGGATTGGGAGAACGTTGAGATTTTTAATCTCGTCGAGTTTTTGAACAGTTAAAAAGAAGCACCCCTTGGTGATACAAAAAACACCAAGGGGCTAGCTTACCAGCGATCTTCAAAATGTTTCAATCCACTCCCATCTCTGGGAGACAAAAACAATATAACACAGAATCGAAAGAAAATCAATGGAGGAAACAAAAATGTATGAATGGCTGAAGGAAAGATATACCGGCCTAAAAACCGCGTGGGATCACTGCAATATCGCCTGCGAGGCAGAGATAGCCGCCAAGAATCAAACCATCGAGAATCTCGCAAAGAAATTCTTCCCGGAGTATGATAGTGAACGTTATCACTACTACGAGGAGAACGAGTGGAGAGAGGATTTCACGGAGACGCCAGAAGAGGAGGAATACAACGAGCGTTGTGAAAACGCTTACCATGACGCAGCAGATTACATCAATACGTATTACAGCGAGTTCAAAATCGCTGAGCGGCACACGGAGATAAAAAAACAAATCGGCGCTGAGATCAGCGATCTAGCAAAACAGGCCGAAAACGTTGATGCTGATTTCTGGCACGGAGAACCGTGGGAGCATGAATTCCGTTCCTGGAACATCGCCCCGACGATGGACTAAAAATACCGCATAATGAAGAAGGGGACGGATTACTCCGTCCCCTTTTCTTACAGCGTCTTCCGTCGAATCGACGCCAAATCATTATTCACGGTCCCCCGCGAGACATCCAACTCCGCCGCCACGTCCTCGATAGCCCACCCCCGCCGATAGTGCAACTCAAACGCCGCCCTCTCCCGGTCCGTGAGCCAAGGGTTCCCGTGCATTTTTTCGAGCTGAGCGGGGCTGTACCGATAGCGTGGCATACCACCACCCCCTCAGTCCAGCACCCCCAGACGGCCCAACACAGCGGCCAGCTCATCCCGCTTGACAGGGCGCTCCGGCTCCTGCCCGTCAACGATACCTTTCAGCGTGGCCTTTTCCCAATGGCCCTGCTTCCGGCTCCACTCCGGTTCCGCCACGGCGGCGGCAAACGCCATAGCCTTGCTGTACAGTGCGTAAGCCTGCGCCCCCGTCATCTCTGCCAGCAACTTGTTGATATCCATATCGTCATCCTCCTTCTCCGGCCTCTGAATGGTGGCCGGTTTTTTCACCACGAAATAGTATTTCACCTGCTGCTTGAACAGTGAATAGTCCCCCTGCGTCCGCACCATCCGGGTGCTGGCAGGATCGTTGATGCAGATGGTATTCCCGGTGATTTTCCACACCAGGACGAAGTGCCCGGAAGAGGTCCAAAGCCCACGGCCCATGCAGGCGATCACAAGATCACCCTGGTCCACGGCGGCCTTGGCCTGGGCGTGGTAGGGGCTGTTGGGTTTTCCGTAGATGCTGGCCCCGTTGAGCATCTTGCAGGTCAGGCCGAAGCGCTTGGCGGCGGGGGCGAAGTAGCCGTAATAAGTCCCCTGGTGCGAGGCCTTGTAGCCGTGGGCCAGCGCCCAGGCACATTCACTCTTCGGCGTGACGGATTTGTCCGCCCAGGTGGCCAGCACCATCGCCATGGCAGTGGGGCCGCAGCCGGATTTGCCGATGGTGGTTTTCTCCCCCTTGGCCGAATAGTCCACGTTGGCCCAGCGAGGGTCCGTTTGCAGGTAGCTGGTCGGTTTATCCATCGTTTTTGCCCTCCGTTTTCTTCGTGAAGAAATACGTGATGATAGCCCCGTAGGCCGTGCAGAACAGCGTCACAGCGTCCTGGTTCACGTCCACCGGCGAAAACAGCAAGGCGATCATCGCCCCGGTCATGGCCAGCGTCACCAGGCTCTTCACGTCCAGCAGTTTCAGCAGTTGTTTCATACGTTTCCCTCCCTACAAAAAATCGTTGTTTTCCAGCCGCGCTCTGTACACGTTCTCGATGTGCCCAATGGAGATAGCGGCTTTATCATTTGGAAAATCGGGGTGCGTGGCGCAGTAGCGATTGTATTCCGTGATATCCTCCAGGATCTCGTTAAAATGCTCCTGACTGTGCCGCTCCCCTTGGAGTAGCTCATCCGCAAACCGCAAAATCCGCACCCGCAGGCGTTTGGCTTTGTCTCTGGCATCCTCTTCGATGTGGGAATCCAATTTGTCCGAAATATCGACAAGTTGAGCTGATACGTCTCCCATGATTTTTTTCCCGATCCAACGGAAAGCCGCTGACCAAGGAGCAACTTTAATAGGAGCGATTTCAATGATTCCGGTAGTCACAAAGAAGGAAACCACTCCGATTGCAAAATGTACAGGTTCCATATTCTGGCACCTCTTTCTTTTGGTAGGCCCCCGAATGAACGGGGGCCTTTGTTTATTCCTGGTAGGCTTCCCACCCGGCGGGGTAGGCATCCGGTGCCCAAACGTTGCTGTCGATGGTCGAACGGTACAGCCTGCCTTTGTAGCTTACAATATCGCCTTTGTTGTAGGCATCGGTAGCACCCAACGGCTGAACCCATTCGGGATAGCCGCCGGACGAAACCCCGATCTTTTTATACAGGCTGGTTGCCGTATCAGGAGGCCACTGTTCAGCGGATGTGTGGGCCTGCAATACCTGGTAAAGTTGGGGGTCTCCTACGGCGTTGGTGCCGTAGGAAAACACATCCTTGATTTTGTAGGCGTGGCCTACCTCGTAAGCCGGAAACACGGTTGGCACCTCTAGCAGAGTCTCAGCGTGTTCCTCCGGGTCTAGCGTGGACAGGAAAATCTGAATAGCCCGTCTCAACTCCCGCGCTTCTTGCAGTTTATTTTCCACCACAAAAAACTCTCCGACGGGGTAGGTTTTGTCTGTGACCGGGGAGTACACGGCGTTGTAACTCTCCTGTGTAGAGATCACGGCAACGCCGTTATCCTGTTGCAGGATGTAGCGCAGCGTTTCTACACGTTCGACGATTTCACCATCTTTGTAGATCAAAAACATATTATCCCTCCCGTAAAACCAGCATCGTTTGCTGATTCGATGGATTTTTCTGGATACTCACAGCGCTGGTGAATCCGTGGTATTCCAGCGTGGAGCCGTCCCTCTGGTGGATGCTGATACAGTCCGGCAGGTGCATAGCGGCTCGATCTACATCCTCAATAGGAGTATCTGTAAATACGATCCGCAGCTCATCATCTGCCGCGATCACGTTGTCGATGGAGTAAATTTTTCCGCCGATTTCCGCATACATTCCAAAAACACCCCCTTCATTGCTGTTTTCGTTTTCCAGGATTTGCATTTTGAAACATGCCCGCACCAACTGACAAAGCTGATTTGCAGGTCCTCCGGCGGGATTTTCCCGGCCAACTTTTTCAGTTTTCGGCGTTGCCTGGTGACGTTTTTCCGACTGATCCGCCGCACGACGCCTCCAGTTTCCGTGAGGCTGAATTTTTGCTTTAGCCAAGAGAAGCCGCGCCGAAGCGGAACGATTTGCGTTTTCGTTTCGTTCATCTCCACGCCAAACGCCGCTGCTTCCTGCCGAATCACTTCCAGGCAGGCGAGTAGGTGCTCTTTGTCGTGGTGGATGATGTAACCATCATCCATGTATCGTCCGTAGCATTTACAATGCATCCGCTCTTTGATCCTGTGGTCGAGCCGATTCGGAACGGCCAGTGCCAAATTTTGGCTGATTTGACTGCCCAGCCCTAAGCCGACCGGTCCAAACATTCCAACCAGATGCAGGATCAAGTATTTCAACCGTTCGTCCGTAACGTAGCGCTCCAAAATTTTTGCAATAGCATCATGACTGATGCTGTCGAAAAATTTATGGAAATCATAGATCAGGATGTGCCCATCCCGTCCAAATTTGCGATAAAACTGGTGCAAATGAGTTTCCAGGCGTCTGAGCGCGTAGTCAACGCCTTTTCCTTTCTGACTGGCCGAGTTATCAGGAATCAGCCTCGGACCAAGAACGGGAGTGAGCAGGTTGTCACACAAACAACGCTGCACCACACGCTCCGTAATATGTACAGAGCGGATGTGCCGGTGTTTCCCACGCTCAAAAATGTCAAACTCGATAAATCCATTGCTTTTCCATGCGCCACTCAGCAATTTGCGTTGAGCTATGCGCACATTGATAAATGCGTTCTCTTTGTAGGCCTGGGTCGAATGTTTCCAGCCTACGCCGCGCCTACATTTTTTATAGGCGGCATACAAGTTTCCAAAAGTGAATACGTCTCCAAATTGAATTTTCAAGGGGAACCTCGCTGGTAGCGGATTAGCTCGAAAGCGTCCGCGTCTCGGTGATATTTACCCGTGTGGGAGGGTCAGGCGCTCCTTACGCGCGTGGACTGATTTCGGCAAACGCTTACTCTGTCTCCCTATCGCGCAATCCGAAGCAAACGCCGTTGCTGTTGCTGGCGTTGTTGTTGTTGCTGCTGCCGTCGCTGTTCACATTGCAAAAGTTCGTGGAGTTGGACGCATTCGGGGACGCCAACGCGCCCGCCTGCGACCGGCAGAATTTACAGTGCCTAACCCATAGCTCAAAACTTAAAACGTGCCTTGTCGGATTTTTTCGCCCCGGCGATCAGGCGGCCCTCATCGATCATCAAATCCGCCCAGTGCTCCAGGGCGTGCTCACTCAGGCCGTGTTGCAATTCCATCAAAACGCTGCATTTTCCAATGAGGGCTTGCAAGCAGTTGTTCGCCTCGATCAGGTGGTCCCGCCGCATCTGCGCTTCGTGTTCATTCGTCGGGTAGATGCTGTTCGCCATTTTGCAGTGGTTGTGCACCTCGCTGGCCAAACGGCTCAGCTCCGTCCCAATAAAAAACGTGTAGCGTTTTGGCAGTTTCATGCAGCATTTCAGCGTGTGCAGCTCCAAATCGTAAGCGGTATCCAAAAATTTGATACTGCTTTCCTTGCGCTGGCTTTTCAATACCGACATTCAGGGTCCTTTCCATCCGCGCCAAAGGCGGCGCGGATTATTGGATTTTGGCTTAAACGCATAAGCCGAAGCAAACGCCGAGGCCGGCGCTGGCGTTGATGTAGCTGCTGCTGCCGTCGCTGCTCACATCGCAAAAGTTCGTGGAGTCGGACGCATCCGGGGACGCCAACCAGTACCACCGTGCAGAGTCGCCGCCGTTGTTCATTTTCTTGATACGGCTGGCGTTGTCCGTGAAAATCGGGTACTGCCGTGCATTGCCCGTCGTGCGCTCTGTGGCTGGTGAGTAGCTCGATTCGCCGAACATCTCAAAAGTCAGCGGCAGCCAGAGTTTGTGCCCACTCCATTTGCCGTTTGTTGTATTGTTACCGGTGCCGTACCATTTGTACGCCGTTTTAATCACAGCTTTCAGGTCGGAGGGCAGAGCGTTGTAAATGCTGCCATCCAGCGTAGAGCGGAGGGGGCTAGACGGAAAACCACCGTTGTTGGTGTCGCTGCTGTTCATCTGATAGGTTTGGTACAGCAAATTTTTGCAAAGGAACGTCACAGCGGCTTTATTCGCCGTCGTTGCGCCCGACAGGTAGTCGTGGTCAAAATCGGCGATTTGCAGTGTCATCGTGCCGATGCCAGACAGCGTAACGTCTTTTGTGTCACCCAGCGCAAACATTTTACCCAGCACACCAGCCGTGCCCAGCGCGTTGATCTGTGCCCAGCTCAGGTCGTTCAGCGGGAGCAGGGAGAGATACTGGGCCTTCTGCGTGCCGATAGCGACACTTTTGCTTTTCACAGCCCCGGAGATTGTGGCTGAGAACGTCCAATCACCGTAAGGCAAGCCCTTAAAGGTTGCCATGCCATTGGACGCTGCCACCGCCGTTTTTGTGTCGCTCCCGCTCTGTGCGGTCACGGTGACACCACTGGAAGCCAGAACATAGGCAACGCCAAGGATGCCCGCCAGAATTTTGAATGCATCGTCCGGCGTAGCGGTGGGCGGAAGGCCGATTTGAGCGGCGGTTGCATCTTTCAGCAGGTTGGCCTTGTTCAGAGGCGTTCCTACCTGCTGAAATCCTTCGGTGTTGATACCGTTGAAATCAATGGGGAATGTACCGGCCTGGAGCATTGCCAGAGCGTCCGCCCAGCTAGTCCCAGCGGGTACCGCGCTTTTCAGGAATCGGCTGTTACCAGTCCCCTTTAATACAGAATCAATCATGTTACACCTCCCCGCTGAAAACTTCGCCGCTGGTTATCAGCGTGATTTTCAGCAATTCGATAGTTTTGTCCAGGTTTTGGAATATCGTTTCGATATTGTTCGCCTGGGAATAAGTTAGGTTGGACAGGGATTCGGGAGCCGGTGGTGTATTCTCCGGCAGGATGAACGCCGCACGGATGTTTTTTACATCGCTGATATACTGCGCCGCCTGCTCCAGGGTTGGGATATCACCGTTGGCCCAGTCCGTTTTAGGAGCTACCTCAACAGAGGTACCAGCATCGTCACGCAGTCTGTCCCGAAGGTAAGCTACTGCCTGGCCGACACGATTCATGTCGGTATAGTTGTAACTCCCCTTCATCACGGTCAGAAACGCGGTAATTTCCGCTTCCGTTGCGTTTCCGGTGCTGATTTTCTGGGCCAAACTAACAGCTTCGGAAACATCCGACGCTGTGCGATCCGTGATTAGGGCGTCGATGATACTACCGTTTTCTGTAATTGCTGAACGCTTTACACCCATTGAATCACCTACCATTCTACAATTACACACCCAGGTTTTCCGTTCTCCCCAGCTGTGCCCTCCGTGGCTCTTGCGGCTACATAGGTATGATACATGCCGGTTTCTTTGTCTTTGCGCTGGGCATATTTACCATTGCGGCCTTGCTTGCCGCCTGCGCCGCCCGAACCTTCCAGCCCGGTTATGGTACCGGCATAGTCAGCGCCCTTCTGAGCGTACACAGCGCCGCTTTGAATGTCCATCAAACCAGAGGTGTAGATTTTACCGTTGGCGGACGTGAACACACCGAATGTGGTAGCGCCGCCATCCGTTCCCTTGGCACCATCCTGGCCCTTTGCACCACCAGCGCCGCCGGTACCTGCCGCGCCACAAGCGTAGGTATATGCCTGGTTTTTGGTGGCGGTTGTTTCGATGATGAACACCTTGCCGCCATTGCCGCCGATGCCACCATCGTTATCCTTCGGGTCGAACGAATCGCCCCACAGCATATTGCCGCCGCCGCCGCCCATGCCGCCGTTGCCGCCGCCGATCAGCGTGATTTTGATAGCACCAGCTTGAGGTGCTGTCCAGGTGCCAGAACCAGTAAGAACTATCTTGTTCTGATACATGGAATCATTGGGAGACTGCACCAGCTCGGACGGGCTGGAACGCATAACACCATCTTCTAGGGTAAGCTGTTGTTTGTACAGTCGGGCGGAAATCGTACTTTTGAATTGCGTGTCTACTGCCTGGATATCGCCGCATTCGCTGGATGGATTGCCCCGACTTTTCACGCTGAACGAACGCCCGCCGTACTCGAACAGGCAGGATATAACTGCCTTTCTGGCATCCGCTTCTGTGTGAATAAACGGGTTATCCACACTCAGGGATACCTCGGATTCGGTGTTATTCCCGGAAAACGTGACTTCGTTGTTGTTGTCCAACTTAAACGTGATATCCGCTATATCATCGTTTGCCGACATTTCCGGGTATTCGTACATGTTATCTAGGGTAATTCGATTCCCTTCGTCCTGGGCCAGCTTTCCGACACGCAGGTAGCCGGTCGCGAAATCCTGCCGGGGCCATGCGTTGATTGCCATGCACAGAAAACGTAGCATCTCACCGCATTTTTTGTCCTTGATATCGTCCTTCGTGGTTGTAATGGAAATGTCCTTTACAGCATCTTCCACGATGTAGTTTGTGCGGAAGTTTGCGCCCAGGCTTGCCATGATAGCCTCTACCCAGCCGGATACTTTCGTTGGCAGGGTTTCGGGGATGATGAAATTTCTCTTGGTCAACGCCCCGATAACGTCCACAAGGGACCATTCAACGGTGAGGTCTTGCAGTTTCCAGCCTGCGCTTTGCTGGTAGTATGTGCCACCAGGCAACCACTCAATCGTGCCATCCTCTAGGTATAGGCCAAGCTCCACGACGATTCTTTGCCGATCTTCGATTGATGTAAAAATCGTGTTGGGGGCGTATGGGTCGAAACGATGATCCTTATTTTCTACTCGAATGTCACAGGTCGAATAGGGGATTTTCAGCCCTGAGAAAGTCACCTCTGTCAGGATATCCACGGACTGCAAAACTTTCGTGTCCCACGTTTCGTAGAGGCCGAACAGCAGACGCAGAACCCGGACAACGCGGTTAGGCAGGGACCATTTTTTAATAGTCAGCCGCGCCCGTGTGGGATAGTTTACCGTGAATCCATCAATTACCACACTGGTATCTCGGTTGTTCGTCACAGCCCTGGTATACAGCAGGTTATCGCCGCTCCAAACATGGATTTCAAACTCGGTTGGGTATCCGTCCGCCGATTTGCTGGAAAACTGCATTGTGACGGCCTGTAAAATCTCGATGTTGGACACTGCGATTTCGATGTAGGGATAGGGTTCGGAAAAACTTCCATCCTGGCCCGATAGGGTCTCCCCTTCCCAACCAACCTGCCCCTGTCTGTCCGCTGGGTCGCTGGGTCGGATGGTAAAGCTACCATCCAATACCCAGCGATTCAGTTCCAGCGTTGCGATAGTATCCGGGCTTTCATCGTTGCCGCGATTCTTCACTTGGGCTGAGTTGGAGATAGGCCCTTCCTCATTGGGAGTGATGCTGTTAATGGTTGCATCCGGGTCCACCAAGTCGAAAACCGCACGAACTAACTGTTTCCGAGAATCAGCCACGATAGCGGCATCGTATTCTGCGCTGTGTTTAATCATGGCCGTCAATCTCCTCGAACACCAGTTTGTACCCGCCCCAGGTGGGGCCAGCGTCTCCCCAGCGGGTGAGCGTGGGTTGGGGCTGCTCTACCAGGTGGAACCATCCCTGCACCAGTTCTTTCCCGCCGGTAGAGGGCAGGAAAAAGAGCTGATGCCGCCGCTTCGCTTTCATGGCCTCTGCAATCCGCTGCATTGTGGCATAGTCGATTGCAGACCATTCCAGTTCCACGTGCCAGATGGTAGCACGGACTTCTTCGATACGCCGCCCGGAAATCATGCGCTCTGAGACGCCTAACTCTTCCTCATAGGCGGTGTAGTCTCCCTCTTCCAAATCTTCGACTTCGATTCCATCAATAGAGAGGAACATGTTGCCAGTATCTTCGTTCATTTTCCCACCCCCTTAATCGCTTACAATGCGTGGGCTTTGGTCTTCCACAGCCCGGATATCATCAATCAGGCCACGGGCAACCTCTTTGCCGTTCAGATTCAGCACGATTTCTTTGCTACGCCCCTGGGCGCTGGATGCTAGGACAATGGCATTTGCCAACCCGGTCAGGTCTTCGGTTTTCAACGATGCAGCTTGTGCCGCTTTGTCGTTTACCGTACCAGTCAGCCGCCCAGAGAAGTCGGAAACATCGGCGTTTACCGTCCTGGAAACCACGTCGGCAGCGTTGATTCTATCCAGTTCTGCCAGGATGCTATCAGATACGGATTTTGCTATTGCAATAGCCCGCTCCCCACTGATAGCCAAACCATCGCCGAAAGCGTCCATCGCTTCCTGTCCAGCAGGCTTAAACTCATCCGGTAACTTATCCAGGTATTCGTCATGGATAGCGTCGATCTCCGTCTGATAGATGGATTGGGCCACCTTTTTAGATGCCGCTTCCTTCTCCTGCCACAAGGCCATATAGTTCTCATACTGGTCATCCGCCATGCCCAACAGGGCGTTGGCGTATTTCATGGCCTTTTCTTGATCCAGCCCCAAGACTTCATCAAGCAAGCTATCCGCAATGCCACGGTCTTTTAGGGCCTGGATGGTATCGCCATACTTGTTGATAGCGTCGATACTATTTTGCAGGTTTGTCAACTGGAAGAAATCATCTTCCTCGGTGAATAGATCAACGTCGCTTAACTTGCCCTGCAAACTATCCCGGCTGCTTTCAACAGCGTTCAGTGCTTTTTCGTAGTTGCTCTTGATTTCATTCAGAGCATCCGCTTGGGATTTCAAGGCTTCCTTCTGAGCCGCTTCCTGCTTTTGGAGCTGTTTCTCATTCCAATCTTCATTCAGCTTGTCGATATCAGCCTGAATCTTTTCCCTGTCCTTGACTTCTGCCTTGGCTAGTTCGTCGTTCTTTTCCTTTAGATTTTTCTTGTACTCAGCAAGCTCTTTAGCTGCTGTACGTTCATTAGCTGCCGTTTCGATTTTTTCAATCTCATCGTTCAGCTTTTCAACCTCTTTGGAAACGATGTTAGCAACGTTTCTAGCTGCATCACGGGCTAGCTTGATGTTTTCTTTCAAGCCATTCGCAAGGCCCTGAATGATGTTCACACCGTATTCATAGAATACCTTGGACGGCGAATGAATCCCTAAAAGGCTGGTAAAAGCACCCTTGATTTGCCCAGCGAATCCCTTAATAGCGCTTATAGCAGCGCCGATTCTGCTGGTGATACCATTGATAAGGCCTTGGACGATGTTAGCGCCAATAGAAAGCAACTGCCCAGGTAGAGAGGCGAGTGCAGATTTGATGTTGTTGCCAACCTGCACCATTTTGGCCCTGGCCTGGGACGCCATCTGAGAACCCCAGCTAATCAGAGCAGATAGAGCGCCTGCTAAAGCGCTTTTGATTTTACCAGGCAGAGATGAGAAAAACGTGATAACCGCGTTGACAGCGTTGCTTGCCGCCTGCCGCATATTGGCTATCATCTGCGATCCCCAGCTGCGAACAGCAGCACCAGCCGCAGTCAGTGCGCCGGTGATTTTACCAGCGAGATTCTGGAACCACGTAACCACCGCATTAACCGCATTGGTTACGGCGTTCACCATCGTTTGCTTAACGTTGTTGCCCCAGTTACGGATAGCAGCACCAGCCGCCGTTAAAGCACTGGTAATTTTGCTTGCCAGCCCGGAAAACCATGTAACAACTGCATTGATAGCGTTGGTCACAGCGTTTACCAGCGCTTCCTTCGCTGAGGTGCCCCAGTTGCGGATAGCTGTCCCCGCCGCTGTCAATGCGTTAAAAATGGCATCTGGCAGATTCTGGAACCAGGTGATTACCGTTTGGATTGCATTGGGTAAGGTGGTGCTGAAAAATGTAATCAGCGCACCAATTACCGTTACAACGGCGGTAATTACATTTGCCAAAAATTCAAGGGCAGCACTGAGAGCTGTGATAGCTACCGTTGCTGCAATTTCGGTAAATTTCTGGAAAAACTCACTGATTGCCGCCGTTCGTTCTGGTGTAAAAACCTTGCCTATGGCTTCTCCTAATGTGGAAAACGCCGATTTTACCCCTTCAATGGGGCCAGAAATCCAGCCTGCAACGTCAGGAAATAGATTGCTCAGACCATCCAGGATGAGGCTTCCCAAATTGCTAAGAATCCGTCCGATGGTCGGCCCGACGTTTTGAACGACTGTAACAACGCTCTGGACTAGGTTCTGTGTAAGAGCACCAAGGTCTGCATCCGGGCTTGCCAGCCCGACGAGCCAGTTTTCCCAGGCACCCTTCATGGAGCTTACGCTACCCTCGATGGTGGTAGCTGCTTCCTTCGCCGTGGTGCCAGTGATTCCTAGGTTGTTTTGTACCTCGTGGATAGCCTCGATCATTGTCGCAAATGACACATTATCCAGGCTGCTGATTTTTTCGCCAAGGACGCCTGAATCATTGATTAGGCGAATCATTTCTGATTGTGTGCCGCCATACAAGTAAGTTCAGTACAGTTTGCAAGGCTGTACCCGCCTTTCGGCTGCTGCATGTTTCCATGCAGGTCAGACTATCTCTTGACCGTTTCCGGCCCCCTGCGCTTCCGCCCGCTTGGGCGTACTCTACTCTGTTCCGGGTTTCCCCGTCATTTCGATAGTCGTTACACGTTCGCTATAATTTAGCGTTTCGCACGGTATCGCCCACAGCGTTATCCGTTTGGGGTTTCACCGTTTTCACAGGGTTTATACTGGGCAATGGTATGGCACTGTCTACCCAGTTTTAGGTTATCTAACCAAATACACCCTCGGTTTCCCGATATTTATTAGGGGTTTAGACTATATCTTCATCTAAAATCCAGCTTACATTAAGGGTTGGACTTTTTATTTAGATGGTGCGCACTTCCAACAACGTATCAATAGTTGCCGTACTGGGTGACAAGCCCATAGTCGTTTGACGTTCCCATTTCTGGGCTTCGCACAGGATTACCATGCCATTTAGGTTTAGGCTTCCCCTGTTAGCAAGTGCATCTCAACGGCCATTTCCTGCCGTATTTTGCACCCACACCGCTGATTAACGTTCACGCACATTCACCGCAAAATCGCTTATGCGGCGGACATTAGATTTATCGTGTAGTTTTGCTTAGCAAAACCTTGGTAAGCGTCCTGTATGCTCTGCATGTCGGTGCCCATCTTGTTTGCATTGTCCGACATGTCGGTGATAGCTCGGTTTGCTACCTCTGCCGCCTTATTTACGTCACCGCCCAGACCAGAAATCAGAGACGCGGCGAACGATGTAGCCGTCTCCATGTACTGGTTGGCAGAAAGCCCGGCTGTTTTGTAGGCGTTAGCAGCGTACTGTTGCATCGTGCCGCTGGCTTCTTTAAATAGGGTATCAATGCCGCCTACATTCTGCTCGTAAGAAGCGTAGGCTTCGACGGCCTGTTTGCCGACGTCGATCATAGCCTCGCCGAGTTTTTTAACGGCTTCAACGGCCAACTCGACGCCCTTGGCAGCGAGATTGCCCATGAAGGTGCCTTTGAAAATCTCGCTGAATTTACTAGCACTGCCACCAGCTTCATCCATCTGGTCCCCGGCATCGTCGGCAGCATCACCTAATCTGTCCAGGTCCTCCTCGGCATCATCAGCGGAATCACTCAACCTGTCCAGGTCCTCGCGTAGATGGTCCGCGCCGTCCGAGTTTGTGCTAAACGGGTCGTTTCGCAGTTCATCGAACGATGATTCAAGATCATCTAAGTAAGAATCCATATCGTTCAGCGAATTGCCCAGGTTTTGGGCACCATCCGCCGCCGTGGAAAACGGATCGTTGTTCAGTTCATTCAGTGAGGCGTCGATTTCATTAAGATAGGTATCAATATCCCCAAGGGAACCAGAAATACCCTCTGACATGCCCCGCGAAGCGCTGGAAACAGTCTCAAATGAACCAGTGATACCCTTTAGGCTGTTTGCTAATGCTTCGGCAGCAGATGAAACTTGTTTGAACGAGTTTATTACTTCACTAGCATCACCGTTAATCTCGATGGTGACAGAACCATCGGCCATTTACATCACCACCTTAATCACCTTTCCCCTTCTGTTTGACGTATTCCTCTGCCTCCTGGTATCTCCTGTTGATTTGCGCCAACAATTCGGCGTCGCGTTCTTCCACCGTCATGTGCTTTTTGCGGTCTACGCTGTCCCTGATAGCGTAGATTTCGCGCATTTTCTTGAAATGTTTGCGGCGCGTCCGGTCCAGCTTGTTTAAGTCCGCCGTTCGGTACATAATCCGTTGCATAAAATTGCTTTCATGCGGCAGGTTGAACAGCAGGCGGCGGAACTCCCACCAATGTAAGTCTGTTTTCGTAAGGTCGATATTGTAGTAAGTAAGAAAAGAGGAAGAGATAGCTTCGGCGTCTTGCTCAAAGTCGTATACTCTCCCTCCCTTCTTCTTATCCCCTTGTTTTGGTTCTCCGTCGGCTTGATTGTACCCACGGAAAAAGCCAAGCATGGCATCAACAGCGGCCTTAACATCGGCAGGGACAGAGCCTCGGTAAAAAAGAGATAAAAGCCCGGCAACGTCCGGTTTTTCTTCCTTCAATACCTCTAGCTCTATCGCCACTCCGACGCGGAAGCTAGGGTCTATCGGCACCTGTCTCCCGTTGACTTCAACATGATCCGGTAGCGCTCGAAACGGGTTAGTTCGCATTGTCCTTGCGCAGCTTCACCCGTTCGGCGGCTTCTGCGCGGCGTCGTGCCCGTTCCTCTGCGCGTCTCTGCTCCCGATTGGTAGGGGTAGCTGCAGCGCCGGGCACAGGAAGCCCGTTCGCGATATCCTTGATGGAAGCCATCTCTTCCGCCACCCGGCGGACGAAATCGCCGTAAGCGAACACAATAGCTTTCAGGTTGCTTCTGGGGCCGAAGCACTTGTCAGAGGTACCCTCTCCGATAATGGTATCGAAGAAGTCTCGAATCAATTCGCACATGCCCTTCATGTAGGCGGTGACATCCTTGGGCAGTGCTTCGGTTTCCTTCTTCACACGTTCCAGTTCATTGATGAACAGCTCCATGTTTACCGTGTCGAAAGTGTCATACTCCACGGCAACGCCGTTGATGTTATAGGTATCCATGCTTAATCCTCCTTATATTTGGTCACACGTCGGCGGAATAGGTGTACTCGGTGGGGGCGGCAGTTGCCATGATATCCACATCGATCTCAGCGGAAGCGCCTGCCTCGCCGGAACCGTCCGAGTTCACGATAACGGCAGCGGTGCCCTTTTCACCCTTGCCAGTCAGCAGAGAGAAATAGACGTAGGGCACGATAACAGCCTGACCGGTGCCGAACTTGATAGCGTGAGACAGGGCGTAGTCCTGGAAATCATCGCCAAACATACGATCACCGGTGACGTTGAAGGTGCGCTGGGTGGCGGTCTTGGTGGTCACCTTGCCGTTGCGGATGTAGGTCTTGTCCTCGCTCTCCGGGTTAAGCTGAGAATCAACGTTAGTGATGCCGCCCTGGACAACCACATAGTCACCGATTTTACCAGTGGGAGAAGAGGCGATGTCAACGGCCAGGACAAAATCGTCGGCAGTGGCAACGCCGGAAAAGGAAGGAGACGGCTCCTTGCCCGTCATAAGGGTAGAAAGTTTCATTTTTTTCATTTCCCCTTTCAGTTGGAAAAATAGTCCATAGTCATCAGAATTTGATGATCTTCGGTGTTATCGTCGTACCGGGCGAACATTGCCGCCCTGGTGTTGCAGGTAATTTTATTTGCCTGTTTCCCATCCCCCAGATAAGGCAACGGGCGGCGGGATACGGCCCAGTCACCAATAGCATCCAGGATTTCATCGGCTTTCAACCGGTCGTTGTTGCTGGATGGTTGCAGGCGATAGATGATTTTGAATTGATACTGCCCCTGATACGCCCCGCGAACGTATTCCTTGGTTTTGTAGGCCCCTTGGATAGTAGAAAGCGCCATACCAGGCTGATCGGAAGGAAGGTATTCAAATGCGATATTGGCGGGTTTGCTTTCGTACTGATTCAGCCAAACCAGCAGTTTCCTGGAAATCTGGTCGGTTTCCGCCCTGGATACCATGCGTAATGGTTTATCATCCATTCAATATCGCCTCCTTGTACTTCTTTACCCAGTTCGGTAGATTCATAGCCTTGGATGCATCGAACCAATGGCTTTGTGCCTGTCCGTGCATCGCTTTGGTGAATACCAAGCTCTTGCCGTTTGCCACTTTCGTAGCTCCCGGCCTAGCCCACGGGCTACCGGTATCCGGGTCAACCAATACCTTACCTTCCCACAGAAAACGGGCATACGGTCCGGGGTATACGATGGTATCCCCCTGCACCCTAGCCCGTCCCGCAAGGGAACCTGTAAGGGCTGGTACAAACTGGTCGGTATCTTTCATGGCTTCATTTGCCAAAACTTCCTTGGCCCGGTCTGCACGCTGGGCGAACTTGGCGGCGTCAATTTTTACATCGACTTTAACGCTAATCATCAACGCCCTCCGATTTCAAAATGTCTCATTTCATCCGAACCAAAGTCCTTCTCATCTACCGAATTGATTCTGTATACATCGTCATGGGTCCTGTTAATCCACTGGAAATCCTTCTCAGGTTCTACAACCTCACCCTTGACGATGAACGTAGAAACATCGGTAGGCGGCGCAGAATCCAGCGTCCACAGGCCGCTTTTATCGGCGGCGGCATGGTATTCCTTCGGGGATACATACAGTTTGATTTCGGCGGTCTGCCCGTCGTAGGCTTTCACGCTGAACGGGATGTATACCGTCACCGCGTCGGCGTTTTCCATGCCGGAAGAACGGACGTTTGCGGCCTTGGCAGCATCCAGCAAAACTCCCTCTAGCACCGTGATATTAGTCACTTGCTCGAATGTTACCTGATCCTCAGTGATGATATACAGGGTGATGGTATGTGGAAACATCGTCACCAGCAGTCACCCCACTTTGCCATCGGGTAGCCGGTAGCCTGCAAAAAACCGGTACCTTGCAGGTAGATTAACAACGCGCTTTTTTTGCGTGCTGTTAGCAGTTGCAGGTCTGCCGCGCTTAGAGTTTTGGTACCGTAGCTCCGGGACCATCCCCCCACCGATTCACTAGAGATGGAACCGGTGGAGGAAAAGGTCAGGGCGTTCAGCCTGTTTTCGTCCTGGAAGATTTCAGCCAGCTCACAGGTAGCCATTTGCACCGCCGTTAAATCATCACCAGTTGCCGACATAGCTTTCCCACTAGTGGCGGCGTTGATGTAGGCAGTGGCACGGATAGCAAGGCCGTCGAAATCAGCTTCTTCAATGGCGTTGCCGCCGTATTCGTTCCTGTAAAACTCATAGGTTGCGTAAGCCATTGGTTAGCTCCTTTCTCAGGCCACCTTGATAACGTAAGTCTCATCCATGCGCTCGAAGGAGGGCAGGACGATTTCGGAGACGGTGGTCTTGGTGTTCACGGGGTCAGAGGTGGTAGTCACCGCAACGGCAATGCCGGTATCAACCAGGGACACATCAGCATCTGCCTTGCCCATCAGAGTGCGCTCTTCGGGGGTGGTGCCGTACCAGGTAGAACCCAGTGCGCCCTCAGGCAGCAGGGTAACCATATCGTCGGGATAGAACTTGTGAGCAGTACCAGCCTCGTCCTTGTACTGCTTGGAGTACACGATGACGGTCACACCAAGTTCGTTCTGGAACAGCTCGTTCACTCGCGCATCGGTCATGAACACGTTGGCGGTGATGTTCTGGGCCAGAACGGCGGACTTGATCTTAGCATTGGCTTTCAGGTAGCCCATGGTCTTCTTGCTGCACAGCATGATGGTGGGCCGGGTGCCGGTGTTGGATTCGACGGAATCCAGGGCGTCCTGAATGTCGCTCATGGGGTCGGCGGTGTCGGTAGCGCTCCACTTCTTGGTTGCGGTGGTGATAGCGTTGTAGTTGTTGGTCTTGTAGCTGCCGTCGGTGTCGTAGTTGTAGGAATACTGCACACCACCGGCTTCCAGGACGATTCTGGGGGAACCGTCGGTAACAGGGGCAAGCAGCTGCATACGCATACGCTCAGCCACGACGCGGGCACCCTCAACCAGGGTGGAAGCATCGTCGTAGATGGAGGACAGAACAGAGGCCAGGTAGGGGTCATTGCCATCGATGATACGCATGATCTCCTGCTCATCCTCTTCCTTCACCAGCATGGACTCACGGAAAAAGGCCATCTGGGTCTCATCGACCTTGATACCCTCGCGGCTACGCAGGGTAGACTTGGCGTCGAAGTTGGAGGGGGCCAGAGAAACGGGCAGGCCCTTGTGGGACTTGATCCACTTCAAATCCAGGCCCATCTTCTTCTTGGCAGGGAAGAAACCCTCACCCAGGTAAGCCATGCGGTTAGACGCAGCTTCGGTCTGCTGCACGGCAATAGCGGCAGCGCTGAAAACATCAGAAATGTTCATTGTGTATCCTCCTTTCTTACATGAATACGACGTTCTTCATAGCGGCCTTGGCGACAGCATCCACGGTAACACCGGAATGCGCTTGTGCCTTGGTGGTGTTGATGTAGCCGCCGATTACGATAGTACCCTGGGGGCGATCCTCGTAAACGTCCCACAGCAGGACGCCGACGGCGGTAGAAGTCTGACTACCGGATTCGCCGGAAGTCGCGGCCTTCTTGCCATCGGCCGCCATAGGAGTGCCAGCCTTGCAAACGCCGCTGGTAAATGCGGTAGAATCCAGAGTAAGGGCCTTGCCCACATACTCGGAGTTGTACAGGATTTCCACATCCGAAGGTGCAGAAACCTCAGAGTATTTCATGGTACCCAGTGCCATATTTTTCACTCTCCCTTATATTGCGATAAGACATCGCTGTACGTTTTGTTGTTCTGCGCGGTAGCTGCACCGATGCTCTTTGCAAGGGCGATACCGATGTTTTCAGTACCGTTGTCCTTACCACCCGCGCCGACAGGTCGGCCAAAAGAAGGGGTAGGCTTATCAGATGCAAAAGCGCCAGGGTCAGCCTCGCGCTGTGCTTTCAGGAAGTCATCGAAACCTTCCAGCGCGCCGTCTTTCAGGGTCAGACCCTTGGTTTTCAGTTCGTCCCTGAACGCCCTCTCAGCGCCCTTGGACGAAAACTTGACGTTTGCACCGGTGATAGCAGCAGAAGCGGCGGCGGAATAGTCTCGCTCCGCGATCTGCGCCTTGTAGGCTTCTGTGTCTTTGTCGTACTTGGCTTTCAGCTCATCCATCTGGGCCTTGATCTCATCGGCAGAACCGGCGTTCTTTTTCAGCTCTTCCAGATCCTTGTCTCGGTCGGCAAGCTGGGTCTTCAGGTTCTCGGCGTCCGCCTTGGCAGCTTCAGCCTTGCCCTTCTCCCGTTCGATATCCTTGCCATTCTCAGCAAGGACCTTGTCGATGATTTCATCCTCTAAGCCAAGCTCTTTTAGATATTCGCGTTTCATTGTTCTCTCCCACGACTACGCTTATTTACGCGGGTTGCATCCGCTGTCGCCCGTAGTTTTACGACGTCGGGGCGGTCAAAGATAAAAAAATAAGCCAAAAACCAACGTTTTAGTTGATTCTTGGCTCAAAGGCTCAGGTTATTTGGGTTTTATTTGCTTTACTTTGCTTCTTTTTGCTTACGTTTGCTTTTTGTTTGCTTACGCTTGCTTAATTTTGGTTTTGTTTGGTTATCCGGCCCATTTGATTTCGCCGTACCAGTCGCAACGTTTACCGTTGTTTTTTCCGGTGCATTTCACCAGGACACCGCAGGCTCCCGGCTTTACCGGATGAATCTTTTTCCCACATTCGGGGCAACAGAACCAGGTTTGTCCGTTGATGGTTTTAATCATCGTCTTCCTCCTGGTCTGTTCCGAAATACAGGTTGAAGAACTCTTTCATAGCCTCCACCTGTTCCGGGCTTGTGCCGTCAAACTCAACGGTAGCGGCGCGGGTGGCATCCTCTACCTTTTCAGCTACGGTAATCTTCAATATACCACCTTCGTCCTTTCGCGCTGTAACGGCAGGTTGGCCGCTTCGCTGAATAGCCTGTATTCACGGTTCAGCAGGCGAATCTTTGCCCTTGCCGCCGTTGCGTCCTTGGCGGCTTCCTCTGTTCCCAAGGCTTCCGCCGCTTTCTGTATGCGCTTTTGCTTCCTAATAGATCGTTCTATTTCCCTTTGCTTTTGGGAGGCCTGGTACTGGTCGTATGTGCGGCCCTGGTATTCAAATGGTGGTTGGTCCATTTCCTTAAGTTGTTTTTCTGTGTAAGTTCTGGTCGAAACACCTTCAATATATGGGTAAAAATGGTGCCTACAATTAGCTAAGCTCCCCCGATTCCTGTTACATCGCCATATCCACACGATTTAACGAAATCGGGGTATTTTCCTTCTCCCACTTTGCCACCTCCTTCACTTTAGATAAATCCCAATTGTTCATTTGAAGTTTTTTCCAAAGTGTGGTTTGATTAACACCAAGAATATCAGCCCACTCAGAAATTGTATGCGATACACCCATATATTTGATTGTGTGGTTACTTCTTCTGTTGTTAGCTTGCTGTTTCATGGTCGCCCATCTACAATTAGAAGGCTCGTAATTTCCATTTACGTCAATCCGATCTATTGTAAGCGTTTCTGAATAGCCGTTTTTATAAGCCCATTCTCTGAATACAGAAAAATCATGCCATTCATCGCAAACAGAAATCCCGCGGCCCCCATAATCTTTGTAGCTCTGTTGGAACTCGCCGTAACACCTTCTGTGCATTTGTCTCCAAATTTCGTAAAGTCGCGTCCCAAATCCGTTGTGTTTCGTGTTCATTTTTGTGACACGTTCTGATATGTAACAACCACAGCTTAGTTGTTTTCCACTTCGTAATAGGCTTCCTTCTACTTCGCAAAATTTGCCACATTCACATTTGCACAGCCATATATAATTTCCAGATTTTCTTCTTCCGATTGGTTTTATTGCGGTAAGCCTGTTGTATTTTTTACCACTTATATCAATCATTCTTGCCATATTACTGCCTTTCGTAATTGCCTTGTTTTTTGAACAAGCGGAAGATGGTAAGGCAGTCCACTTTTCGCCCCGTCGAGCTATCCGCTTGTATCAAACTTATTTATTCCATTGGAAAACTTTTCCTTGCCACAGAGTATGTGCTTCCCAGCCATTCGGACCGTTTACATTTCTTGCGCCGCCATGGGCGGACACTTCGACTAGGTTAGTGTCCAATCGCTCCATGCTCTGCTCTGCATAGCGCTGGCAGGTTTGATTCACCCCAGTCATCACAGCACGTCGAGCGGCTACATCTGCCTGATCGTAGTGTACCCGCCCGTTGGATTCGTAACGGATAGACGTTAGGCCACCGGCGGCAAGCTGCTTCGTGGCGTGGGCTATCGCTTCGTTGTAGCTGATAGTCCCAGACATTACTTCTGTTTCTGCCATATCCAGCGCCCATTGATAGGCTTTCTTTGGCTCCAGCCACTTAACGACCTTTCCGTTGCGTCGGACTGCAAATCCCATTGATTGAGTAAGGTTTCGCAATTCATCTTTGGTCTGCCGCCGAATGGCTTCAACATCCACATCATCAACAATGTGGCGCGGGGCGGTAATCTCTGCTGCCGTTGCTAGTGCGCCGTAGTATTTACGGTTGCGCTCGACCACGCCGTCCATGATAGCATCTACCTTGTCCAGGCTGGTTTGCGTAGTCTCTGCAATAGCCGTTGTGATTTCGTCCAGTGTTATCCCGTTGGCACGAAGTTCCCGGATATCCTCAACAGTCACCTGGTTCAAGTCCCCGGACACCACCAGCCGCCAACAAATCTCTTGTAGCAGCCGATCTTCCAGGCCCCGGAATAGCTCGGCGATAGGCTCAGGCAAGGCATCCAACACGGCAGGACTGAATGGGTACTTCATTATTCAAGTTCCCCTTGTGGTTCGTCGATCATTTCCTCCATCCCTGGTAGCATGGCCTTTGCTGTCTCTTCATCCTCGCCGAAATGTTTCTGTCGGAATTCATAGGCGTTCAGGATACCAGCAGATACCAGTTGCAGGTCAGCCGCCATTTCTGCGCGGTTGCTCTCAGGATCATCGAGTACACCATCGCCGAAACTGAGATGCAGCTCATAGTCCCCCTGAGGAGCCAGGGCGTACAGTGTAGCGTATACATCCATCGCATATACCAGATCGTCCAGGGCATCCCCGAACGCCTGCTGAATATGGCTCTCTGTGATGTACTGCCGCTGCTTGCTGGCCAGGATTTCCGTCGATGTTTTCTCAACACTGGACGGGTCGGAAATCGTTCCATAGGCTAGGCCTGTCTGGAATTCAATCTGTTTCAGGATGTTTTGGAAACCCCTGTAAATGGCATCATCCCGAAACGCCGGGGAAAACTCCTTGAAGAAATCCCCATCCTGGGACATAAACGGCCCGAACTCATAGAGCCGGTTTCTTCCAAAATCACGGGCGTTCCCGCTGGTGTATTCAGCAAAAATCTTGCGCTCACCGCTTTTGAACTCCCACCAGAGACGGTCCCACTGTTCATCTGCATCTTTCACCAGGCCGACGATGGAACCACCGAACACGGATACACCCAGGCGGCTATCAGTGTCGATGTTGTTTGCAACAGGCGGGGTGAAAAAGGCAAACAGCGGACGTTCTACTCCGTCGAGCGTGGTTTCATCGTCCAAGGTTGCCCAGGCAGGGACCGTATCGAGCGGCACTTCCTCGCCCACTGTTCCGTATTGGTTGGATTTGTGAGCTTTGTTCCGTACAACGTAGGCCGTGCGATCTCCGTCTCTCACAAACTCATGGCTTTCCAGGCGGACGTACCATTTACCGGCCAGCTGCACCCGTTCGCGAAATACGCCGCCGGTGCATTTGCCTGCCTCATCAAAGTTTGTGGGTTGAAACGCCATGATACTAGAAGCATCGACTTTCAACGTGCCGTTGTACACATAAGGCCGAAGGGCCAGCCCGCCAAGAGCAAGCCCCATCTCCAAGTTTTTCTCAAAGCTCCGGGCGGCATCCTGGAAACACGCATCCAGGAAATCAGCCCGTGCCCCGCCGGTAACTGTTCCGCTGAACTCAACCAGTGCAGGCCGTGCCATTTCGCGGGCGATAGCGGCAGGCAAACCGAGCGGGATAATGTCGCGCTTGGCCCAGGGCGGTTCGTTGATGTACATGGAATACCAGAGGTTGATATTCTGCTGCATCGTAGTACCAACCGCCGTATCTACGCCGAAATCCCTCTTAGCAGCAGCGGTGGGAAACAGCCAGTTTTTCAGATTTCGGAATGTCCTAGCAAAAAAACTCTCCATTAGCGCACCTCCCGCCGCATTATCGTATACACGAAGTAGCGTATCATATCCATTGCGTGGTCCGATTCTTTAACTACCGCATCGGTTTCTTTTTTTTCATCCCAGCAGTAGGAACCGAATTCATCAAACGTGTTTTCACAACTGGCATCGAACAGGATTCTACCAGCTAACAGCAGGCTACCAGTAAGGCGGATGCCATCTAACACTGCATTATTGGCATCCATCACGGCAAATTTGCCGCGCCGCCGTAACGTTTCTTTGAAGGACGCCGCCGACGGGTCGACGATTACTCGCTCTATCTGGTACCCTTCCGCAAATGCTTCCAGATCGTCAGCGTATTCCTCATCCGTTTTCTGGCACTTCTGCTTTCGCCCATCGTAGTAGTATTCTTTCAGCATCACAGCTTTACCGTTTCGCAGCTGCCACAACCCCATAGCCGTAGGGTTCAACGTGCCGTAGTCGATGCTGATATAATACACACCACCGGAGTATTGTTCCGTGGCTATGTGCTTCGCTTTGTCGAACATCGGGTAAACTAGGCCGTCGGCTACGCACCATTCGCCTAGGATGTAGCGGCGATAGAACACGCCTGCATACATGGATTTGTACCGTTGGACGATTTCGGGTGCAAGGGCTGGGTTATCATCTAACAAAAAATGCAGATGCAGGGCGTTCTTTTCCCCAGCCTTTTTAATCCATTCTTGGTAGAACCAATGGGAAGGAGGGCCAGGGTTGCAGTTGAACCACAACCGGGAACCAGCAATAGAACACCGGGCAAGCGCCTGCTCCACGAAAGAACGGGGTTGAAGCGCCACTTCGTCCAGCAACACCCCTGCCAGCGTTCGGCCCTGAATCAGCATGAACGAACCTTCGTCCTTGCCGCCGAACACCTCGAAAACATTTTCATGTTCGCCGTCGTTGACTACCATGACTTTGTCCGTGCGTTTCCAGGTGACTTGATATTGGCTTGTTACCCAATCCACCTGCATATACGGAATGATGATGTTTTTAACGGCGCTGTCCACACTTTTCCCACAGATAGCGAACCGCTGGCCGTCATAGCGGCGCATGGCATCATCGACAAATGCAATCGTCATCAGGGATGTTTTGCCCGAACGGATAGCCCCATCACAGATCAAGGCATTATATCCAGTAAACGGGAAAGCCAGGATTTTGCGCTGCTTTTCACTTAGCACAATCATCACCCGTTCTTTCCCGTTCCATGCGTTCCGCATCTTCTAACAGCGAACGGGTAAGATCATCAACCTGCTTCTTCCGCTTGCCGTAGCCCTTACCAACGGAAGCATACCGTTTTGCCAGGCTGTCACCAGCTTTTAGCCGGTCGGCCAAGGAAGCATCTAAACCGAATTGATCTTTTACCCGTCCACGCATTACATCCGAATAGAATTGCATCACTTCCTCAATTCCTGCAATGCGTTCGTTGTCCAAATTCTTCTGAAAATGTTCGAGATAGGCAACTATCTTAGGGTTTCCCAGGGTTTCGTCCGCAATTGCCGACGCACTTCTTTCCGAATACCCTGCTTCAATCGCCGCCTTAGTTTTGTTGCCATATTGCAGATATAAATCAGCGAATTTCCGCTGTTTCAGCGTTAAACCAAACTCATCTCTCTTCAAGCGGAATCACCGCCGTAAATCTGGGCCAGTTTCTTCACAACATCGGCTAACTGGTAGCTTTCCATGATGGTGCTGTCCCGCATACGTCCAGCAGCATTTTCTTTCTTTTCAGTAAGCACGAACTTAGTCACCATCCTCCCCGTTTTTTCGGAATACGCCTGCATCTGGTTCAGCTTGATAAACCGTCCCTTTTGGCACAGGGCGGTTTGCAGCTTAGTTGCAACCTTTCTTAGATTCATCGTTATTCCTCCTACGCCCGTCTCTTCCGAGCTGTCAGGGCGGGTTTCCATCGCCCCAGCATCCGCAAATGCTAACCGCTATTCTGGTAGCAGGCCCCGGTAACTACCCGGATATAGGCTATTGCCGCCCGCCATATTGCCCCACAGCGGTGTTGGTGCTGTACACACACGCAACAGTGTTCCACCGTGGGGAATCGCCGACTTAGTACGTTCATCGGCTACGGTACCGTGCAATCAATAGGCCTTGAACCCATTCCGCCTAATCCTGGCGGCGCGCCTTCCGCTTTCTTGCATATATCCCCGTCTTTCCGGGGTGCCAGGTGTTTCAGGGGATTACACCACAACCCATCCGGCGGCAGGAGTAGGATTTGAACCTACGCAGGCTGTAGCCCATACCGCATTAGCAATGCGGCCTCTTAAACCAATCTTGAGTATCCCGCCGTATGCCTAACCGGAATCCAACCGGGGCCACCAGGTGAGTGATGGAGCTGCTTTTACAGGCCGCAGCTTACCGAAGGAGCATTCCCTATGGAAACAAAAAAGAGAACCGACAGAGCGGAAAGCCAGCTATTGGCTCCTGCACCGATAGCCAGCATATAGAAAGAACTCCCGGCGCAACTGCCACGTCGAAGACGCTGGTGACACACCCTTGCGTTATCCGGCGGCGTTCTTTCTTATATCCCAACCTGCGCGGGTCGTGGCATCCCTACCGTGCCAGATAATAGGACGCTCGCCGCGCTTGGTTAGGTGCTGAAAAACAAAACACAAAATGATGGTAGGAGCAAAGCTTTCACCACCTTTCGTATTTTATTTTTCCCTTTCGGGATGGTCCTGGGATTCGGAATTGAACCAAATCATACACACCAGCGCCCAGGATATGGAGGGCGGGGCAGGGGAAGAACCCCCGCCCCTATACCAAATAGGAGGGGTGGCTATTGCCGCCGCCACCCGGCGGAAGAAGCATGCGGAAGCCCGAAAGGACAAAGACTTCCTTGCTATTATTATACCATAATCTACCGTATCGTTCCACGAAAATCTGTGTTTTTGCTAATTCTTTGGACAATATGTCCATCTGTTAATCAGCATATTTGAAAATCACGCCGTCGATGAACGACTTATTCCTAATTCGTCTGTGCAAGCCGCTTGTGGATAAGTAATTTTCCCGCGCAGCAGCCCTTGCACTGGGATAGAATTTCAGCACCTTACCCCATTTGTCCGTCTTGGCCACAATTCGGCAATTTGGACTTCTACGTTTTCTGTTCAGTTCCGCCCTAGTCACAAATTCCAGATTGTTCACCGCACAGTTTCGATAGTCCCCGTCCTTGTGGTGTAGAATCATGCCCTCCCGCTTCCCACCAAGGAATACATCACACACAACATCTTTTACTCGAATTGTTTTACCGGCAATTTGAATAGTGGCGTTGCCGTTGTGCGACTGTTGGCGCATGATTCGTGGATTTTCAGCCCTTTCTCTGGAATGGTCCCAACGTTGTTTTATCCAGCTTCGGATTTCGCCAAAATTAGAAACATCGTACCACCCACTTGTCCCAGGGATAGGCAACCACGCTTCTTTCAAATCTGCCCCCCAATTCTATCCAGCAGAGCCACAAGACCCCGTACTTCCAACGGATCAACGCCCGTTTCCTTCTTCAACTTATCCAGGCGATAGGTGATAGTGTGCCGGTGGCAAAATAGTTCCCGCGCCACCTTGCTAATCATCATCCGGTTCTTTTCGAGCGAAAGAAGAACCTTCTTGTCGAAATCATCCATATTATCCTCCCGCTTTTTTCAGCTTCCAGAAATCATTGATAGCATCCCGGATCGGGTCCGTTTTACGTTGTGATCTAGCGTACTCTAGTATCTCCAAATCACGTTCATAATGTTCTTTGCACATCTGCCGTCCTGGTAGCGCTGGGCGTTCGCAGTAACGGCACTCCCCTACTGGTTTCCGTATATACCGTTCTCTGTGTTTTCTGTTGCGCCGCAACCTACACTCATTGCAGAACGCCTGCCCTTTGTAGGCCGGTTTGCCGCATGCTGTACATAGCCCTGCCGCTTTTCGCTGCGCGTACAAGGTTTTCATACTTTCCCTGTTACGCTCTTCCCGTTTTTTCTTTTCATCTTGGGATAGTTTGGCGTTACAGGCGTTGTTTGCCTCTACGCTGATGGATAGGCACTCCAGGCATTTATATCGCCCAGGGGCGGCGCGTTCTTTCATACAGCGAACGCACAGCCCCCTAGCTTTTGCCCATTCATAACTCTGCTTCTTATACCGCAAATCCCGTTGTCTGATTTCCTGCGCTGTCAGGGCCATTATTCAGCGCCCCCAGTGATAAATTCAGAGTTCCACAGCCCTTCAATCCAGCGGCAGAAAATTTTCCATTCTGGGAGACGGTGATTCCTGCGTTGCTGATAGATTGTCTTCAACTGCCGGTAGTTTGTGGTCATCCGCGCTGTCAACCGGAATCCAACCGGGATATTGTACAGCAACGTCAGGTAGTTTTCCGGTGTAGGGTCGGCGTTGTAGGCATCCACCAGTTTCTTACACAGATTGATAGTCTGCTTGTTCACGTATTTGATGCACTGCCTTTCGATATCCATTTTCGTGATGCAATGCATCGTGGACTGGCTAGAAACAAAGTCCAGGAAATGGTACCGTTCCGCTTCAACCCACGCCTTAATCGTGAAGGTAAGGTCGAACTGAACGACAATACCAGTCAAAAACTGGTCATGCCCTGTCCCTGTGCCGCATTTGGCAAGGGCGTAAGTGCGTTCCGTGGCATCCCCACCGCAATCTTCGGTGTCAACCGCCATAGGGTACTTGCTGGCCCTAATGCTTTCGCGCATCCCCATCAGGCGGACGTGCTGAATTACATCATCAATTTCCATTGGTTCTCCTTTCCGACTTGTGCATATTTTGCACATATTCTGCGTTTTTATCAGCACAAAACCCCATCCACCATCACGAATGTCGGAATATTATACCTGTTAGCGGCGGCAGCTTCGACGATACATCCCCTCGTAAGATGCCAATTAGCGCACAAAATCACAGCATCTGCGTCCGCCATAACTTTCAGGCTCTCACCCAGAAACCACAGCGGCTTTGCTTCGGCGGGAGCGCCCTGGAAGAAACTCTCCAGGGCCTCCACATCACCCCACTTGGCTTTAGCAGCCTTGATAGCCCGCTCCCGTTCTACCAGGATTTCGGCGTCGGTTTTGCCCCGCATGGGCTGAGAGATAAAAATTTTCATCAAACATCATCCTTTCCATATACGTCTGCCGCGATCTCCCCGGCACAAGCTGCATACCCAGCCATATCAACCCAGTTGTCCTGGTGTTTCGGGTTCTCCTTTGCCCTGCCGACTTTTAACAGGATCATCATCTGCGCCACGTCAACCGGCGTTATATCGCGGCCAATATCTAGGTATGCCGTCCACAGGTCGGCGATAGCACCAAAGCTGTCTTCCGGCCTGCCGTGCGTATCCTGCCTATCCCGGCACACGCACTTTTCGGCGGCGTCCAGGATGGTTTTGCGGGTGACTGGTTTTGCGTTCTGGTATTCCAAAACATCGATAGATCCGTTCCATGCCCCCTTCGCTTCCAAATCGTTGCGCAGACTAAACGGGCCTTCGTGGTCGCATTTCATGCAACGCACAGAATACCGCGCTTGCCCATCCTTGATTACGGCAATAACTTGCAAACTCTTCCCACCGCACACAGGGCAGGGCTTTGTTTTAAATTCCATTATTTCCCCTCCATTTCTTCCAGCCGCTTCTTGTGCCGCTCCCACTTCCAACCGGATATATCCGCATTGGGTTTCAGCCCAAGGGCGATAGCGCAGGAAATAACATCCGTGTATTCCTCCTCCAGTTCGTTTCGGTAATTCAAAACGGAGCTTCCGACGGGGTTGTCTCCGCGCAGGCACCTAGCTATTTTCAACGCGGCATGAGCCAATTCCATGCACTCCTCTGCAAGGGCCTCATGCACTGCAGCATATCCTACCATGGCCGGGAAATCTCCCCAGCATTTCATTTCATCTGGGATGTTCATTTTGCCTTCCTTTCTAACCGTGTCGATTTCGACACAGTTACTTGAAATCGTAGTGGTCGAACAACCAACGCAGTGCGTGTTGAAGCTCTTCGTTAGATAGGTCCCAGTGCGTTAAATCAGTCATAGCAACGCGCTCTATCGCGTAGGTCATTGCATCGTATGTCAGCCCATCGCCCTCTAGGTAGGTCAGGCTGTGTTTCACGATGTTCACGGCCGTTTCATCGTCCATGTAGATGGTCGGGAATTTTATAAGGCCATCCACCATTATTCCACCCCCGGCGGTTCCGGCAGGAGCATCCAGTAATCGGGATCAACAACAATCTCCAGGCCTGGGGAATTGAATTTTCTAGCTACCCAGCAGTTCTGTTCTCGGTAATTGTTAGTCAAGTACCCAACCAGTTCATAGCCGCTTTTGAAATGTAGTAGCACCATGCGTCGTTTTTCTGGCAACCGTTCTGTCACCGGAATCCACCTGGTCCGTTCCAGCGCCTCCAGAATCGTCTTGTACGCCTCCCTCGCTCCAGGCATGGGAGTGTTGTCTGCGTGGCGTTGGAGCCACGTCCTTGCTTCGTCAATCGTCATTTGGTACCTCCATTTTCGCGCCGCACCACGGGCAGAACGCATATTTATCACGCGGGCCGATTCTTTTTGGCCACGTTCCGGCGCATTCTCCGCACTCACTGCATAAATTGTTCGCCAAATTAAACCCTGGAAATGAATTTTTATCCTCGATCCAATGCCCCCTCCGCACCGGAGCCACATCGGCAGCAGGAAAATTGTCGATTTCGTCCACGATGCACTCAATGCACCCTTCACCTGGTTCATCACAACCGGTACAACCCTCCTGGAATTTTCCGCCGTAAAGATACTCTTTCAGCGCTTCTCGGTCGATGTAGTCAGTCATTGTTGTCCCCCATTTCCTGATACAACCTACTAGGTGTCGCCGCTTCCTGCCCGACGTATTTCCCAGTGTATCCATCCAGGATTTCACCGGCCACGGTTTGGTAGTAGATTTGGCAAATTTCCATTCCGGGGTAGATACGCACCGGCTCGGTGGCTGCCAGCTCCAGCGTCCAGCGGCCCCGGAAACCGATATCCCCAAAACCCGCTGTAACGTGTACAGCCAGTCCAAGACGGCCCACAGAAGAGCGCCCAACCAGCATGGGGACCAGGTTCCGGGTTTCGGTCCATTCCTCGGTGCTAGCAATGTATACCCTTCCGGGCTTCAACACGCAGCCCTCTGGCGGGATAACGATCTCCCGTGTGCGGTTGTTCCGCCGTGGGTCTAACACAGCCTCCGTGTACACCAGCATCCGATCCAGCAGGCGCAGGTTGTAGCTGTTCGGGCCGAGCTGCTGATCGTTGTAGGGGTGGATGATGATATCACCCGACGCCATGCGCTGTCGGATTTCGTTCCCGGACAGAATACCGTATTGGTTCAATTCATTCATTTGTTTTCCTCCTATGCGGGGCACAAGGCCCCGCGATTTTTAGATCTTGGATTAAATATCAAAGCCGAAACAAACGCCGTAGCTGCCGCTGGCGAAGCCGTCGTAGCTGCTGCCGCCGCTGCTCACAAAGCAAAAGCCCGTGGAGTTGGACGCACGCGGGGACGCCAACCAATACGGGAACGGAACGCCGGTCAGCGTTTTAACCCGGTTTTCCTCTTTGAAGTAACGAGGAAGCGGTTCACACGTTTCTTCCTTTCCGTATTCGTTTTCTCCAAAAACCTCTTTCTCGCGCAACAACCGAAGTGGTTCGGTTATAATCCCCTGCAACTCGTCTGGCAACAAACGAAACAGTTTGCCAAGATATGCCTCCATCGTGCTCAACTGCTCTCCATTTTCTGCAGCCCAGTTCGCACTCATGCAATGGGCATCTTCGAGCAGGTTTTTCGTAAAAAACGTTGCACTCCTATGCCCTGCACGTTCGCACACCAGCGTGACTTTTTCGCCAGTTTTCAGCACAATGTCGATTTCATCGCCGACATTCAGCGGGTTAGACGCGCACTCAATATCGTCCTTCAGTTCCTTCCATGTCGTTTCCAATGTGCAGTTTTTCTTGATTTTGATCATTGGTTTTCCTCCTTTTTCGCGGGGTCACGGAAATGGTTCACACTCCCGCAAGTCTCATTTGTTGCACCCGTTGCATATCAGCCACAGGCCCCAACATTTCCTTTTTTGCCTGCTGGTAGAAATTCTTGTCCACCTCAAAACCGTAGGCGTTCCGCCCGATTTCAAAAGCGGCACGGAGGGTTGAAGCGCTGCCAGCGCACGGGTCGATCACCACGTCACCCGGATCAGTGAAAATCTCAATCAGCCGTCGTAAAACAGAAATCGGTTTCTGGGTTGGATGGATCTTCGGATACTCGCGGGATGAATCCCTCCGCCACTCGAACCAGTTGAATACCATGTGTCCGCCGTTGTTGAATTTTGGCAGTTTGTCCCGGTATAGAACCACAGCGAACTCCGTTGCTCCAACGATTTTCATGTTCGCCTTTAGCACCTGGGCAGAATAGTTTTTGCAAAAAAACAACGGGTAATTTTTCTTGAACCCATATCGCTTGCCGTACTCAATCACGGTTTGCATCTGTTCAAACGCACAGAAAACGATCATTGCAGGCGCTTTTCCGCGTTCTTTTGGCTCTTTAATCAGCAGCTTATTGCAAAAGTGCATGTATTCTGCGATTCTAAAATTTCCGTCCGTGTTGAAAAATGACGCCCTGGCTTTCTTGCTCTCTCCGTTCTTGTTATCACCACCCTGGTACCACATGGGATTGCTGGCATAGGCGTCCGCCCCGATGTTGTAGGGGATATCGGCAATCACCAGTTGCGCTTTCGGGATGTTGTAGCGCTTGTAGTTCTGGAAATTGTCGTGGTACAATTCGCATTTCAGTTCCATTCAACCACCTCCACGCCGATCTCACGGCCTTCCCAAAATTCGTGCGACACACGCCGGAACCATCTAGGGCTATCATCCGGCAAAATCCACCCCTTCAGTGCATCGACGATCATCTTCCCCAGGACGGCGTGATTATCTACATCGAGCCCATCGTCCCAGTAGAAAATCACCTGCACGGGCGTTTTTACCAGGTCCTTCCGCACTCTAGCCCGTTTTAGAGCTATGGTAGTCAGCAGGTGGATATCGTCAGCATCACGTTTCCGCTGGTGGTAGTTTTTCCCGGAATAGTAGGCGTTCAGGCTAAATCGTTTGTTCCACGCCGTCATACCCCGTTTGGTTTCCGGGTAGGGGATGGTAAAAAACGCCACCCGTCTAGTTTCGTTCACTGCGCCACCTCCCGGAATCTACGCAACGCATCCTGTCTCTGCCGTTCCCAGTCTACCGGCGTAGGCGGCGTGTAGGTGGCAGGCTTCTTTTTCGTCCTGGCCTGCTGCATCAGGATTTCCCGCGTTTTCTCCATGTCGGCCTTGATATCCTCCACCGTCCGCACCCTTGGCGGCAATGCAGCCGGTTTGGGTTCCTCCGGCATCTGTGGCAGGGCGGCGGCAAATGTTTTTGCCAGGGCCTGCACGTCCTTGGGCAGGGCCTCGAAATCCCGCCTGCTTTGGGCTTTGGCCCGGAAACTGCGCTGCAGGTTGGATGCAACCACGGACTGCACAGTTGCCTCATCCATCCGCGCCCACTCTCGCAACTGTTGGGGCGCGTGTACCACATCCTGGAGAATGGGCGGCAGTTTGGAAAACTCCTCCTCGGCGTTGTAGCTACTGTTCCGCAGCGCCTTGGCGATATGTGTCCACGCCTCCTGCTCGGTCATCTCGTCCGGGTTGGAAATCTGCCGGACTTTGGCTTTCACAGCCCCGATAGGGGGTGGAAAGGAATCGGTTTTCGTGGCGATCAAGCCCTTCACGGCGGCGGCAACGACAGCGTAATCATCACCAGCGAACATCTCTGCCCACAGGGCAACCACGCTTTCAGCATCAGCCCGTTTCATATCCCGGTAATAGCTTGGATAAGCCGCTTTCAGCACGGACATGATAGCCAGGGTTTCAGTTCTATCCACTCAATCCACGCTCCTCGTTCAGCAATTCCAGGAATGGGTTTGACGTTTCAAACCCCGTTCCGTTCTTAGCAGGGGGCGTTTTACTGCCGCCCCGATCCTGTTCCTTGGACAACCACCGGTTGACAAATGCGTTGATGCCGCGTTTCGTTTTTCGTCTACTTGGGTTGGCATTCAACCAGCCAACCATACCCCGAAGCTGCTGTATCACGTCGACAGCAGGGTACAGGCCCGCCCATTCATGGCACTGCTCCTGGGAGATCGGGTAAAAGCTCCCATCATTCAGCGGCAGGGAGATAACCGGCGGGGAGACGGTTTCCGGCTCCGCGCTATCTTCTCCGTCTATGTCTATATCAACGTCAGTGTCTATGTCTATGTCAGTGTCTATGTCAATGTCTATATCAAGGTTTTTTGGGTTTTGCTTTTTAAGGGTTGGGTTTTTTGGGTTTTTGTTTTCTGGTTTGCTTTTCTTTGGGCGTCCGCCACGCTTCCCGTTTTCCCGTTGCTTTTCGATGTATTCATCGTGTGCGGCATCGTCTCGGTCGATTTGGGACCGAAGAACGACAAACGCAATTTTCTCTGCACCTTTCAGGGACGGGACTTCTTCGCCGTTGGCGTACTGCATGATAGCTAGAAATAGCCTACCGCGTTCGCCATCGTCAAGCTCTTTGGCCACGTCGATGAAGTCCCGGTAAATTTTGATATAAGGCAACATCTTGGTTGTTCCCCTCCCGGAACCGCCCTATCAAAAGGGCAGTTCACCATCATCTTCTGTCAGCTCATTGAACTGGTTTTCGGGATAACCCCCGCTCGGCTGGTTGCTTCCGCTGCTCTTCGGCCCGCAGAAATGAGCCTGCGACACGATCAACTCCGTCACCTGCCGATCATTCCCGTCCCGGTCGGTGTAGCCGCGAGTGTTCAACTCGCCCTCTACGACGATCTCCTGCCCCTTGCCGAAATGCTTGCAGAGCATCTCGGCGGTGCCTCTCCATGCCACACAGTTGAGGAACAGCTTGGTTTCCGTTTCCTTGTATTTTCGGCTCCAGGCCACCCGGAACGAAGCAACAGCAACGCCGCTCTGGGTGTGTCGAAGTTCGGGCTGGGCCACTAAACGGCCCTGCAAAATCACGTGATTTACCACAAATCATCCTTCTTTCTTTTTGGTTTTCAGGTGCCAGACCTTGCAGAGCGTTTTATCCAGGATGATACCGCCCGGCAGGTGGTACATCTCAAAAAACTCGCTGTCCGGCATGGTGTGGGCCAACTGGTGCATCTCCGGGGACAGCGGTAAAACCTCCATCCCCTCATGCACGATATCCGTTCTATCGCGTCCTGCGCCCACTCGCTGGACATGATGTAGTTGGGCCGGTCGGCCCGTGATACAGCATGTTTTTGTCAGCAGGCAATGGTACAGGTAATCCCCGGTATCATCCACCATATCCAGCAAAGGGAAGCGGGTTGGAATCTGCCAATCTAAGATGAACCGCACAAGGAACCGTTGAAACCCACATACTAGGGACATGGGGGCGTTTGATAGGGAAAACAGCGTTTCCCCCATGGCCTGGGTATCCTCCATCAGGTATTTCAACTTCATCCGCTCTTTGGTGGGGTCCTTGCCCTCCCCAGTGTAGTCGGCTATCTCACCGATCAACGCATAGCAAGCGCGGCGCTGTTTGTCGGAGAGTGGGCGGCTGTCTATGGGCTGAACTAGGCAGGATTTGAACTCCCGCTTAATCATCGTTGCCCAATCGGGATATGGCGCTCTAATCAGCAGCTCCCCCGTCCGCTCATCGTAGCCGGTGATCCTGCCCTTGATGATTTCAAGAGGCTGTTTCATGGCCCTTCAGCTTTCTCATGCAGTCGGAACAGATTTGCTGTCCCGTCTGCTTCTTGGTGGCCCTTGCGATTTGGTCCGGGGAGTACAACTTTCCATCTCCCAGAATATCAGCAGTGATGTCACCGCCGCACATCTCGCATTTCGGCAGGCTGGTTTGCTGTGCCGGTGCCTGGGCGTCCGCGTCCTTGGTATCGTCGATTGCCAACAGCCCGTTAAGGGCATATTTACGGGCGTAGGAGCTAGTTGCCCCCGTTACCTGGCTGGTATCCATCCCGCGTTTTTCGTTAGCTTCACGGGCCTGGGCAGTGACTGCCACCGTTTCGCCGGTTTCGGCATCAATGATGGTTGCCGTAGCGAAAATGTAGTAGCGCTCTCCGACTAACTTGATTTCGTCAGAAATCGTCAAAACGGCTTTTTGTTCGCCCAGAAGAGGCTTTACCGCCTCAACGATATCTTCGCAGCTTCGGTAGTTGTACTTACCGAATGTGTTGGTCTGGCCCTTGGGGGCTTTCAATGCCTGCTGGATTTCCAGCAGCTTCGCGTACACGCCCATCATTTCACCCCCAAGCTACGCCGCTCCACCAGCCGCACACCAGGCGGGTCCAGGGGGTGTTCTTCTTTCAGCCACTTCAACAAGTTGGCCTTGTTGATTTCAGGCTGTTTGTAACGAACGAAGGTATCTTCCTGCCCGTTCAGGCAAGCCCAGTTGATAAGGGCATCGTTGTCATCTACCTCAACCGCCTTGCTGCTACGGAAGGACACCACACAGCGGGGCGTCTGGAACTTTTGCCCATCCAAGGCCTCATCAAGTACGGCTTCCAGCCGCGCAATCTTGTTCTCAGCCACCCGGCGTCGCTCAATGAGGACCTGGGCCTCTGCTTTCAGGCCGCGCACATCGTCCTTCAAGTTTTTAATTAAGCAAGCGATGTTCTCGATCTTCTGGTCCCGCTCCATTTGCAGGCCCATCAACTCATCGAGATTGTTGATCTCCCCGGTCTCCGGGTCGGTTCCGTGGGCGATAGCCGCCAGGATTGCGGCGTCGATTTCATACAGGGTCATTGGTCAGCCCTCCTTCGCGGATATACCCTTTCAGGGTGTCCAGCCGTTCCATTAAGTATCTGTACAGCACATACTCATGGTTTTTCTCCACCCAAGCAAAAAAATCATCAAAGTCAGCGGCGGTGAAAATCTTGATTTCGTCCATCGTCACCGGAATGTTGATTTCCATAGGAAATAAGGCGCTTCCGTTTTCCATTTGACAAATCCCGTCCTTTCTGGTACTATATCCATAGTTTTTTCTTTCCTTTGCCGCTTGCAGGGTTTCGGCCCCTGTGGGCGGCATTTTCATTTCCCCAGCTTTTCGGCCCACTTCCGCACCCGGTAGACCGTGACGCCGTACTGCCGGGCCAGTTTAGCTTTTGACCACCCAGCCCGAAGCCGGACGGCAAAGTGGGGCGGAATAGGAAATTTTTCCCGTGGGTGCTGCAAGTATTTGCAGCCATTCGGCCTACACGTCTCGCGTGGGCATTTCAGGCAAATTTCAACCATCTCCGGGTTTTCAGCCTTGCGCCATGGCTCGCGCCGTTCGGTGCCTCCCGCTTTGGTATCCCGCCATGGCTTCTGAGCAGACATCGTAAATTCGTGCTTCATGGCGTTCACACCAACCGCAACGGGATACCGGCGTTATGCAGGGCGGCGTTGATGTTCGCCTTGCGCCGGTTGCGGATACGCTTCCGCCGGGCTTCCCGCGCCTTGCGGACTTCCTCATCACGCCGATTTTTGGCGTTCTTCTCCAACGTGGGGCTGATAGCCCGTACCAGGGCCTCGATATCAGCCCATTCCCGCGCAGTGTTGCGCTCCTTGATTTCTTGTACAGTCATGGTTTTTCTCCTTTCAGCAGGCCATCCAGCGGGCCAGATTGATGATTGGCACCACATGGTACCGCTTCGCCCGTCCAACGGGCTTCATCGGGAAATCGCGGCTCTCCCGCAAGGTTTGAGGTTTGCACCCCACCAGTCGGGCGGCTTCCGCCACCGTGATCGTCTCCCGCTCAGGAAACAGTTCCCGGAGACGGGTCAGATGGTCGTGAAACGTCGCTTTCTCCATCTTCCTTCCCCCTTTCCTTGTTGTAAGCCATGTAGCGGTCGATCTCCCGCGCCACTTCATACAGCACTTGCAGTGCGTACAGCTTACCTTCCGGGTCGGCGTTTTCCAGCCTGGTTTTTGCGTGGGCCAGGTCCTCTTGCAGGACTTTCAGATAGGCCGGATCAGGTTTCTTCGGCCCGTCGGTATCCTCGCCCTTGAACACCAGCCACTTGTCCCACACGATGAAGGACAGCGTGGCTTCCGCATAGCTGTTTTCGGCGTGTTCCCGGATGGTGTAGGCGGTAACATCCTTGATCTCCGTCCCATCAACCAGGACGGCAACCTTGCCGTTCTCTGGTTTCACTACAAACTTCTTCGCCATGGTATCACCTCCTTTCAACTTCCTGGTTCGCTACCATCAACGAACAGATACTCAAGGCGTAAACCAGGAAAAAACGTATCCCTGATTTTAATTGCATCCATAATCCCGAAGTCGCTAGCACCAGAGATTTTATTGTCTACGGTCTTTGGGCTACACCCAATCAGTTCTTGGATATCAGTCCGACGAACGCCGTACCGCTCCATCTCGCATCTAAGGTTCCAAAGCATTTTCTCACCGCCTTTCAAATTTACGAATTTTCGTTTCTGTGATTATATAATATACTAAATTTCGTAATTAGTCAAGCCTTTTCAGAAAATTATTTGCGAAATTTCGTAATTTTTTGCTTGACAGAAAGCGACTTACAATGTATTATATAAGCGCAGGGAGGAAACATAACATGACAAAAGAAGAGCAGCTAAAAGCAATAATTCTTTCAAAGCACAAGAGCGTATCCGCTTTTGCGGAAGCTGTAGAAATCCCTTATACAACGGTTATTTCGATACTAAAAAGAGGAATAGATACAGCTGGCATCCGGGTTGCAATCAAAATTTTTGATGCCCTCAACCTGGATATAGAAAGTGTGAGAGATACCGCCCTGAGAGAAAAGAAAAAAGATCCTCCCACCTCGCAAACTGCGAGACAGAAGGACCTTGTAACAAAGGAAGAGGTCGAGGCCGTGTTAGTTGGCCTGGGTATCACCAAGCCGGGTGAACACGTCACCGACGCTGATCTGGACTTCCTCTCTAGTGTTGTCGTTCTGATTCAAGCATGGTTTAACAATAAGGGCAAGCAGGGCTAACACCCTGCGCGGCTCTTGGCACTGGTTGATGATTTCCGTCAATCGGTCGTTGTTTCCGTAGGTTGTAGTCATGTTATCCTCCCATTTTTCGCGGTGAGTAGGCGGTTGTATAACATCCGCAGCTCTCTGTCTGTCAGGCCATTAAGAATAGCCTGAATCTTCCCCAGCAACAGTAAGCGATCCATCCCTGTACCTCCATTATACCCATGGTGTAAACGTGGGGCGCGGTGTGGTTTGCGAGTTCCCTTCCCCGATCGTCCCTTTCCCTTGGATTACCATAACATGGAAGGTGTGGAATATCCATTGCAAACTACGCAAGGGGCCTTTCAACATTTTGCATCCCCCTTGCAATGAACGGAGATGTAGAAACGTGGGTGATGATGGTGGAAAATTTGCCAAGGCAGCAAAGGAGTTGAAAGAAGAAACAAGAGTAACACTAAGGGAGATTGCCGCTACATGTAACAGCTCCGAGAGTATGGTGAGCCGTTATATCAATGGGCAATCCGAACCGCCGCCGGACATTGCGGACGCAATCATGCAAATGTTAAGAGCGGAGAAAGCGGCGCAGGACGAACGCGCCATGAGAAGTAATACCACCCTGGCCCAGTTAGAGGAATCACAGAACCACCTAGAGGAAGCTTATAAGCAGCGCATTGCAGGGCTGTTGAAGCACCTGGAATACGAACGAAAGCAGAAGCGCATATTTTCCATTGCGCTTTTGGCTACCCTATTCGGGGCTATTGTGTTCCTGTTGATCGACATATTCAACGGCGGACTGGGTTGGGTGAGGTACTGAGTTCCCAATGCCGCCGGAGGGCGGCAATAAATATATTTGGAGGTAAAAATGAATAAAAGAGTGTTAGCAGGCCTGACTGGTACCCTGTTGATGCTGTCCCTGTGCGCCTGTGGGAGCAGTGGCAGCACGACGGATGCACCGGCAGCGGATTCCGAGCAGGCAACCCCGCCTAGTTTGGTGGGTGAATGGGAAGCCAAACTGTCCGATGAGGTGAGCCAGAAAGCCACCATCACCGATGATTCTATCACGGTTGATTGGGTGGTAGATGGTGATTCTATGCTGTACTGGGCTGGTACCTACACCGCACCCACCACGGCAGATGAACCCTATACCTGGGATTCTCAGAACGACACAGAACAGACTAGCACCGCGCTCATGGCATCCCCGGACGAAACCAAGACATTCACCTACCAGGACGGCAAGATCACCTATGACGTGACTGTGGACGGTAGCACCGTTACCGCCACCCTAGAGAAAGTGGACGGTGCCCAATGAAAAAACGTATAGCCGCTATTCTGTTCGGCTCTGCCCTGGCCCTGACATTGTGCGCCTGCGGCGGTGGTGATGCTGGTACGACAACTGATACCAGTGACAACAGCACGGGGGATACCACCCAGGCCGCTGACACTGCCAAGGACGAAGAAACACCCAAAGATACTGCAAGCATTTCCACTGATAGCTATGATTTCGCCATCAAGGGCGCTTCCCTCGCGAAAGACATAGAAGGAAACGATGCTATCATCGTTGATTGCACCTGGACGAATAACAGCGAAGAGACCACGTCCGCACTGGCAGCTTTGATGGGGCAGGCGTTCCAGGACGGCGTACAGTTAGAAAACGCTGCCGTCGAAGATCGGGATGGTGTTTATGACGGGGATGCACAATGGAAGGATATTCGCCCTGGAACCACCCAAGATTTTCAACTTGCCTACGAATTACCCAACACAACATCTAAGGTAGAATTTGAATTGAGCGTTTTCCTTGGCGGCGCTGACAAAGCAACACAGGAATTTGATCCTGCACAATTAAGCTAAAAAGAGAAGCCGTCCGGGACCCTGAATTCCCAGACGGCTTTTCTGCACCTAGCCCCCACGGCTAGGAGAAAACTGCAACTTTTTCAACTTCTCCGCGTTGCATCGGTATCAGTATAGCAGGGACGCTGTACCAATGCAAGGGTGGAGCATGGACATATTGGACAAAAAGAGAGGAGCCGCCCAAAATTCGAGTGCAGGCAGCTCCCCCTATAAACCCGACTAGACAACGCTGCTACGCTGCCAGTCCCTGCTAGTGTAGCACACACAGGAGGAAAATTCAATGTACAAACGCGTAGACGGAAGGTGGCAGGAAAACTTGCCCATTGTTGTAAACGGCCAAAAGAAAACCAAATTTTTCTATGGCAGGACAAAACGGGAAGTGCTGGAAAAGATTAACCAGTACGAACAGGAACAGGAACAAGCCCGGACATTTGGCGCTATCGCCGAAGAATGGCAGGAGAACTATGTTGAAGGGCTGGAAATCAACACAAAGAAATCGTACTATGCTCCCATCCGCCGAGCTATCGAGGCTCTAGGCGATAGGCAGATAACCGAAATTGAACCCGTGGACATCAACGCATTTTTAATGCGCTATGTTGCCGAACAGCATCCAGCGCGGAAAACAGCTAGCACACAGCGTTCTGTTATCAACATGATTTGCAAGTACGCCGTGGCGCACGGATACACAAGGATCAACGCTTGTCGGGAGATAGAGATACCGGCAGGCCTACCAAAAAAGAAACGGCAGATAGCCAGCGACGATGATATAAAGCGAGTGATCCATTCGACAGAATGCACATTCGGGATGTTCGCATATTGGACGCTGTACACAGGATTGCGGCGTGGTGAACTACTCGCCCTGCGCTGGGAGGATGTGGATTTCAAAGAAAAATTGATTCACGTTACTAAATCCCGCGTGTCTGCCCTGGGCGTAAAAAAAATAAAGGCCCCCAAAACCGAGAACGGTATCCGCCCCTTACCCCTGTTGAAAGCCCTGGAAGACAAAATCGTTACCCAGAAGAGCAAGGGATTGATTTTCCCGGACAAATACGGAAAGCTGATGACAGAAGGGGTTTTTGAAGGGTGCTGGGCAAAATATAAGCGCGAATCCGGCGTAACCTGCACTCCGCATCCTATCCGCCACGCATACGCTACCCTGTTGTACGAAGAAGACATCAGAACGAAAGACGCTCAAAAATTATTGGGACACGCCCAAGAATCCACTACCAAGGATATTTATACACACATCCGAGAGGTACATTCCAGGAAGGTGAACAAAAAACTACTAGGGGCAAATTATGAGTTTGAAACCCCAGAAAAGGAATGATAGTCAAATTTTAGTCAATGGCGTAAAAAACCTTTGATTTTCAACGAAAAAGTGATAGTTCAAATCCCTCCTTCTCCGCCAAACAGAAAACCGTTGAGTTTCAAGGATTTCCTTTGATTCTCAACGGTTTTTTGCTGTTTTTGGTGGTACTTTGAAGGCCCCTGAGATGCCCCGAAATACACCCAGGTTTTAGTCAAATTTTAGTCAAAATCCTTGGCTGTTTCTTTGATTTTGGAAAAATCTGGGGGATTCGGTTGTTTATTCGTTATTTCACAACATATTCATAATATTTTGCCAGTTTATCCCCCGAAACGTCCTTATCATCCAGGAAAGCACGGGTCATTTCAGTGTAGAAATCTACGTTAGAAATACCGAGCTTTTTAGCTACATTGACGAAATCAGAATAGATCATATTCATCGCCGCCCAGAACTTAACAGGGTCCTCATTTACCCCGCGCTGCTCCATAACCTTGTTGGTTTGGTCGATCGTCCAATGCGGACCGGTGGTACCATCCTCATTCTGCATCCGGCGCGTCCACTCTTGGGCCATCTGCATGTCGAAACGCGGCGAAACGTTGGATTCTGCGCCGCCGGTCATGGCACGGTTTCCGGGCATATGTTCCATTTCGTTGTACCGGGGAACGGTGGCATCTGCGCCGCCCATGTAGGGAGCATCACCGCGTTCAAACCCAATTGGGCGGGTTGTTTTGATGGGTTCCGCGTATCCGCCGTTTCTAGCCAACGTATAGCCAGGCTCACGCCCTCCCCTATCGTCGTAGCCTCCATAAGGAGGATAGTAATAGGGCATAGTGTCCTGGGGCGCGTAGCGGCCATTGTCGTAGTGTTCGCGGCCATTGGTATCACGGAAACGATCATCTACGTTGTAGTCGTGACGGCGTTCCTGCCAGTTGCGGCGTTCGTTTTCCTCGCGATCATCGGAAGTCTTTTTGCTACCAGAGTTTAGGAGCATCATTCTGCTAAATTTACTCATCCTGCGCCGCCTCCTTCGTTAGTCGTTGGGGCCGTTCCATCAATGGAAGCCAGGGTATTGTTTGGTGCACAGCATGGACGGCCTAGCAGTTTGAAAGCGCCACCCGTGGCCGTTGTCGAAATTCTGGTGCTGTACCGCGTTCTAGTTCGCAGGTTGCAGGCCGTTGCCTGGGTGCAGTCTGCACGATTCAGCGGGTACAGTTGGGTGCCGGTGCCGATAGTGATAAATACCGGCGCATTGATGGTAGCCGCCGCCGGGATGTTCTGGGCGATCACCAGGCAAACTTTTTGCCCATTGGTGTAGCTACCTGCCGGAATGTTGATGATAAGCCCGGACGCAGCGGAATAGTTCACCGCCTGGGAAATCACCAACTTGTCGCACAGGCGGCAAATCGTTTTGCAGGCCATTATTTTTTGTCCCCTTTCAGTTCATCAAGTTTTTCGGAAATTTCGCGCATCCATGCGCCGCCGAAAATTATCATAATTGCCGCGAACATGAAAAAATCGCCGCTGTTGTCCTGGTAATCCGGTGCAGAAGGACGCCCCAACCCGAAACCCTCGCCCGGATTACTTGCTGCATTGGACATCCTGCTACGCCAAATTATGTTTTGGAAATCTTGGAAATCGTTGAAATCAAACATTTTTATTCTCCTTCTTTGCCGAAACAATCAGAAAATGCTATCATCAACAGCATAAGCGAAACGGATAAGCCGCCGTCCTCAGAGGTACAGGGAAATCCATTGTCTCGCAGCAGGATAACGGCTTCCTGATGTTTTCCATCCCGTAGCATGTCAACCGCTCTATCAAAAATTTCTTTTTCCATGCGTCACCTCTCAAAAATAGGCGGCAGGAAAAACCTGCCGCCTTTAGTATCACGGCATAGCCGGAATGTGTTGGATCAGCAACCGCAGCCGCTATTGCAACCGCAGCCGTTCCCGGTATAGGGGTTAGGCACCTGGTAGGCTGGGATAGGGGGCGGGTTGATAGCGTTGATGATTTTCGCCGTCTGGTCCGCCTGGGACGCTACAAGGTAGGTGTTCTGCGCGGCCTGAGAAGCGGCAAATTTCAACCCCTGGTTTTCAGCCTGGAGCGCCGCGATCTTCTCAGCCTGCCGTGCGGTTTCCATCTGGTCAATCCGCGCAATGATCCGGTCGGTGTCGTTGTGGGTGGACTGGATGATATCACGGGCGTTGGTTGCAGCGTTGTAATTGGTATCGCAGAAGCCACGCTCCACCTGCCGCTGAGTATCACAGCAGCAGGACTGCATCTGATTGCCCAGAGCCGTGAGGCCAGCCGTCACGCCGGTAAAGCCGGTGTTCATGTTCTGGGTTACGCCGTTGATAAGCTGGGCATTCTGGTAACCCATGGCGCAGATAGCATTATCAACACCGTGGAAGCCGTTGGAAACCACCTGCTGCATGCCATTGAAACCGTTCAGCATCCCGGTATTCATGGCATAGAATCCATCGCACAGGCCACTCTGCACGCCGCGAACAGCGTTATCAAGGCCATTGAAGTTAAAGGATTCGCACAGGTCTGCGCGGGTGATAGCCCCCTGTAAAGCGCCGCCGTTCGCGCCGTTGTTGCCCCAGCCGAAGCCGTTGCCGCCGAAAATCAGGGCGATAATCAGGAATGCGAAAATCCAGGAACCATCACCGCCCCACATACCGCCGCCGTTGCAGTTGTTGTTATCAGCCTGTCCGGCCAGATAACCAGTCATCATTTCGTCTGCCATTCGACAAACCACCTTTCAGTTGGATTTGACGATTTTTGTCAAGATTCGCCAACTGAAAGGGTTAATTTATGTTACCGGTTGCTGGGAATCGTGATTCCTAACTGCCGGGCCACATCGTTCAGGCTTACGCCCCGTTCGTTTGCCATGTTCTGGGCCATCTGCTGCAACTGCTGGGTTGATTTGCCCTGCATCATCCGCATAGCCTGGGAAATCTGAGGATTCTGGCCTGCTAGCTGTTGCAGCATCCCCATAGGATTCCCACTCCTAGCGGCCTGCATCAGAAACATCATGGGGTTCATCTGCACCATTTTTTATCCCACCTTCCATTTTCTCTAGTTTTCTAACCCTATCTGCTAGGGCGTTGAAATCGTCCATCGTTACGCCCTGCGCCGGTTTTGGTTCCGGCTGTGGCGGCGCTAAACGGAATTCAGCAAAATCCGCCGCCCCAGTGTTCGGGTTGAATCGCTTAAAATATATGATTCCGTGGGGAAAATCAGGCATCAACGTACCAGGCCCCAGAAAATCAACCTGCATGGCAACCGCTTCCTCCCGGCCCGTTACTGGGCGGCAGATATAGCCGCTGTTGCTCTGCTGGATTATAGAGGGCTGGTAGTTTTGCCCCTGCTGGTATACCTGATTCTGCTGATAGCCCTGCACGTTTTGCATCTGGTTTGGCATTTGATAGTTGACGTTGTAGTTCGGCACACTGTAAGCAGCCATAGTTATCACCCCTCGTTCTGAATAAATTTTACCATCTCCCACTCCCCTGCTTGTTCAAATGATGCCCAATTCCTGCTCAATTTATGCTCAAATTTTGCCTAAAAAAGCCCGCCCCCAAAATGGGACGGGTTTCGACACTAGGAATGTGGTATTTTACAGATACCTTTTCTCCCCCAAACGAAAAGGCAGCCCCCACCGGCACGTTGCAGAAAACCGGCGGGGGCTTTTGTTTCGTCATGTTGTACACCTAGCAGGTGTATATTTGTGCAGTATGTCAATTGTATTCTGTACCTTCTAGGT